GTACACACTGCGCAGGGCAAATGATGTCGTCCCCGTAGACAGAAACGCGTCCAGCAATACCCATATAGTCTCTCACGGCCTCTGTAAGGCCCCAAAAGATTAGCGACTCCAATTCGAATGTGTACCCGTTACCCATACTCGAAAATTTCTCGAGGTAATGGAGGGTGCCATCCGGAAGAGTCATATGGGTGGACCGCAGCCTTTCTAAGGCTGAGGCCCAGCTGGGTGGCAACAGTAGCCATACTGCTGCCGTGGTTATGGTATCCGATGCTGCTTTGAGGTCGACGGTCGCGAGACCATCAGCCAGAGCAGTACGGGCTAGACCTTGATTAACCGTTTGGTCGTTCAGATCAATACCATTGCGAAGGAGGCACCGACGTAAATACACACCGAAGCCGAGCTGCAGGAAGACGTTCCCTGATGGCTCAGCCGCAATGAAGCGGTCAGTCTTCGCGTTCTTCTTGACAGTTACCCCACGGCTCCCCGACACGATTTGAAACTCGTTTGGAAGTAGAGACGTAGGACCGTCAACAAGGAGGCCCCGGGCTCGCAGCCATGCGTAGTCCGTCGCCATTGCCGCTCTGAGGAGCGGCAAAGCCTCATGCGTGACACTGATTTGCTCTTCGAGCAACTTTTTGTCCAGGCCAGCTGCTTCACCCTTTAATGAGGAAGTAGCCCCTGGGCCCCACTTGAACCAACTCAACGCCTTAGACCACTTCACGTGCGACCCGATGCACCCTTCGATTTTTTTGCTGAGCCCTCGACACGATGTCAAGGATATCAGCGGGGTGTTCAACCCCGTCGTAGATGCTCCGGATACGTTTGTTTGTAGTCTTGCAGACGTCCTCAGCTGCCAGCCAGGCAGCCAAGGCTACCGCGGCCGTGTCGACGCCGGTGTTGAGCCCCTCAAATTTCGAGAGGTATTCAGTCACCAGATAATCATCACGAAAGCGATAGAAGTCTTTATCAAGGTAGTTCTCTGCGTTAATCTCCAGCTTAGCAAGTTGGAGATGCTCACCGTGCAACAACATCAGGTGAGCCGCGAGAGACCTGGGCGTGTCAATGGAGGAGCACATCTCGCAAAATGCAGCGAAAACGTGCTTATCGGGCTGATAAGCCATGATAACTCCCAAGGTATGAAGGTGTTAGTAAGGCAGCGAGCGGTCGGCGATGTTGTCGCCGAGTTGCGTGCTGGTACCGAGGAGCAGAGACTGCTCGAACATCTTCACGAGGTCCTTCGATTCCTGCGTGGTGAAACCTGCAGGGATCAGGAACTCACAGTTCACGCGCCCGATGGACAAGATTTTCGGTGCCGTGGGCACCGAGTTGTCCATTTTTGGCACGGCGAACGTGACCTTGATGCGGTAGACACCGGCGATGGGGTCGGACGGCTCTTTGACGCTCAGCGTGAGGATCTTCGATCCGAGCAGGGCGCCGTTGGCCGGTTTTTCGAGCCACCGAGCGGTGTTTTCCGCGACACGAGAGGCCGGGGTGAAGGGGTGGGCAACCG